CGCACGCGCCGCTTTTACCAACTGCGCGTTTTCGTGCTTGTCGTATGCTTCGTCTGGCGAAGCTGCTTCGTAAATTTCGCCTTCAATTTTGTATTTTGGCATGACTACCTCCGGCGACGCGGTGGCAATTCAATAACATCTTTTTCTGGCTGCGCGGCAAGGTTGTCAATGCTGATTCCTGCCAATACTTTTCTTGGATCAAGGTTGTAGGTTTGCGCCAAATCTCGGTATTGATTCGCAACTTGTTCCGCTTGTCCCTGCTGCGCAAGGTACATTTGTCGCGCTTGTTGTCGCAGATTTTCGCGCAATTCCGGATTCATTTTGCCGGTTTGCGCTTGCTCAACAAGATTTTTGATGCGCTGGCCAAGTGATCCAGACTTTGCCACGGTTTCAAATTCAGACTCTCGGACAACCGATGTCGGATCATTGAGTTTGGCAAAAGCATACACAACCGCAATGTCGCCTGCGCCAGTTTTCAATGCGTTTTCAATCTTTTGATACGAGTCGCGGACGGCTTCGTAATTTTTAAGTTTGTCCTTAACTTCGCCTCGCAAATCCGCTTCAAGTTTAAACGTGTCTTTTAACCCAAGATCAATGTTAGTGACGGGCGCGGATGCTCTGCGGAAATCCTCAAATGATCCGGTATAGCCTTGGCTGCGAGCAAACTCATAATCTTTTTGCGTCGTTGTCGGTTCCGGTGCTTTGGTCGGCGCGGCAACACCCGTATCCTTGCGACCGCCGCGTTTGCCAAATTGCACGAACCCTTCTGCCGTTTCCGTAGGCGCGTAAAATTCTTCGCCTTCTGGCGTTTCAAGCATCTTTGCAAGACGCGCCGCCATAATGGGTCGATCTTTCAGCGCAGCGGTGCCAAGGCTTGTAGACGCCATTGCCAACGCTTCCTCTGGTGACTTTTTGTAACGCGATTGGCGCGTGACTTCCTCAAGCTGCGTCTGCTCGGGGATCGGCGCACGAGCGGGCGCGGTCGGGTCGTAGACGTACCCGCCTTCCATGCGGCCAAGCATCCGCTGAGCGTAATCGGCTTCCATGCCCTTTGCGGTTTCTTCCGCTTCTTTGGCCTGCCGACCCGCACGAGCGGTCATAAAGCCTTGCAATGCCTTCACAAGCGGCGCGGCTTTTGGAATCGGCGCGGCGTTGCCTTCGGTCGGCTCGTACTGCTGTTGTGCAAGAGCTTCAGCCAACATCGCACGGCGACGGGCTTCCTCTAATTGGCGCTCGTATTCGGTCGGAGCGCGGAACGTGCTGACGTATTTAGGAGGCATTCTCAAAATCCCCTCTGTAAGACCCTCCCTGCGGCGTCGTCAAACCCGGGGAGGCGGGCTGTCGTGGGCGCATCGGCTGACCACCAATCTGCGGCGGCATACGTGGCATTCCCATTTGCGGGCGCGCCATCATGGCCCCACTTGCGCGACCCGGCACACCTTCCATCGCCATACCGCCCATACCGGGCTGCGGCGTCATCTGGGGGCCGTTAAAGTTCATGGCTTGCGGAGGTACGCCCGACGCGGTGTTAGGCGTAGCGCCGCTATACGCGAGGCTAGGGCGCATCGCGGGCATTCCGTCGCGCTGGCCCGGAGGCGCACCGATTGAACGGTTACGCTCCTGCATTGCCAGCATCTGCGCCATGCGCTGCGGTCGATCAGGTCTAAATCCGTTCATTTGTTAGCCTCCAAAAAGTCCTTTGCCAATTGCGCCGCCGAGTGGGCCGCCGAGTGCCGTGCCTGCCATGCCTGCAAGGCCACCTAGCAAACCCATCTGTGCGTTGTACGAACCAACTTGGTTTTGATAGTTGCGCTGCGCAAAGTCGCCCGCCGCCTGCCCGGCTTGGAAGATCGGGGCCGGAGCCACGCTGACGCCTTGATAGCCTTGGAACTGCGGCACGTTGACTTGCCCGCCCGAGAGCAATGCGCTGATCTCGTTGACCGGAATGCTGCGGATCGCGGCTTGCTGGGCAAGTGCCTGCTGAACTGCAGTGTTGTAGAACTGCTGCTGCGCGATGTTCTGCTGGAACTGCTGTTGCTGCGCGGCGTTTTGCAATGCGGCTCGCTGCGCTTCGTCCTGCGCACGTTGCGCGAGGGCGGCGTTGCGGCTTTCCTGCTGCGTAACCACTTGCCCAAACCGCTGCGCTTGTGCGGCGTTTTGCGCGGCTTGCTGTGCAAGTTGCTGCTGATACGCTTGTGCTTGCGCTTGATTGTAGAACTGCGCTTGCTGACCGGCTTGGCCTGCTTGTTGAGCTTGTCGAGCAAGGTTGAGTTCTTGTGCTTGTGCGGCTTGGCCAAAGTTCTGCGCGGCGGCGGCGTTAGCGAGCTGCTGCGCTTGTTGGCCCATGCCGAACTGCGCAAGCAACGCTTCGCGGTTAAACCCTTGCTGCTGCATGGCTTGGTTATAGGCTTGCTGCTGCGCTGCGTTAAACGCTTCCCGCGATGCCAATGCTTGCTGGAAGTTCTGCGCCCCTGCGGCATTGACGATCTGCTGCAACTGCGCTTGCTGCGCAAACTGCTGGCCACCCAACTGCGCGGCAAGTTCGGCTTGCGTGGCCGCTTGACCAAACCGCTGACCTTGCGCGGCTCGCTGCGCCTCATCGGCGGCGAGTTGTGATTGAAGGTTTTGCTGCAACGCTTGGTTAGTGAGCTGCTGCAATTGCACTTGCTGACCAAACTGCTGCGCTCCGAATTGCGCGCCAAGTTCTGCTTGTGTCGCGGCTTGACCAAATCGCTGCGCTTGGGCTGCGCGTTGCGCTTCCTCTGCCGTTAGCGTGCCTTGCAGGTTTTGCTGAATGGCTTGGTTCTGCAACTGCTGTGCGGCTTGCGCTTGTGCAAAATTCTGCGCAATGGCTTGGTTCTGGGCCTGTTGCGCTTGTTGGTTCATCGCAAACTGCTGGCCGGTTAAATCTGCACCGACTTGCGCGCCCGTGACTGCTTGGCCGAACCGCTGCGCTTGTGCCTGCCGTGCCGCTTCTTCTGCGGCTTGAGTTTGGGCAAAGTTTTGAGCAATGGCTTGGTTTTGCGCTTGCTGCGATTGCAGCCCCATTCCAAACTGCTGCGCGGTTAAATCTGCGCCGACTTGAGCGCCGGTTACAGCCTGACCAAAGCGTTGTGCTTGCGCTTGGCGTGCGGCTTGTTCCGCTGACTGCGCCGTGGCGAAGTTTTGCGCGATGGCGCGATTGGTTGCCTCTTGCGCCGCTTGGCCCGTCTGGAATGACGCCAATTGCGCTTCGCGGCCAAACTCTCCCGCTTGTACGCGCTGCTGGAATGACTGTTGTTGCGCTTGGTTTGCTGCGGCTTGCGTGGCAAGGGCTTGCTGCACGTTTTGACCAAGGCCGACGTTGTACAGCCCCGCTTGTTCCATGCCCGCACCGAAACCTTGCAAAGCGGCTTGGTTGGCAAACATTCCACGGGCTTGCTGTTCAGCAAATCCTTGTTGGCGCGCCGCTTGATCTAGCGCAATGCCCTGCGCTGCGGCTTGCAATACAAGGTCGTTTTCCTTTTGCGCTTGTGCCGACATCGCGGCGTTATAGGCTTCGCCGCCCGGGCGCAGACCTTGGTTAATCAGTTGTGTTTGCAGTTGTTGACGTTCTGCCTGCAATTGCGGTTGCAAGCGCGACATGATCGCTTGCTGTGCCGTGGCTCCTGCGTTAACCGGCGCGGCGGCAAGGTTAGCAACGTCAATTTGACGCTGCAATTCCGGCCCTTGCACAAACTGTTGCGCGTAGCCGAACTGACCTTGCGCCGGAGCTGCTTGCGGGCCACCGAGGCCGGTCAAATCTAACCCTTGGAATTGCACGCCAGCGGGGCCGCCTTGTGCAAAACCAAATTCACGACCTGTTGAGGTGCCGGGCACGGCGCCAACATTGGAAAGATTCAATCCGGCAATTTGAGGGGCAACAGGGCCGCCGGTCGCAAGGCCAAACTCTCGGCCTGTCGAGGTCGGGCCGACCGTGCCAACGCTTCCAAGGTTCAACCCGCCGACTTGCGGAGCAGCAGGGCCAGCCCCTGCGAGACCGAATAAACCGCCCTGCGGGCCGCCGCCTGCGGTGCCAAACTGCCCTGCTGCGCTGCCTTGGCCGACTCCACCAACGCCCGTCAAATCTAACCCTTGGCGTTGCGGGATGCCGACGTAAGCGGTACCTGCGGTGCCGAACTGCTGCCCGACATTGCCAACATTGGCGGCGACGTTGCCGACGCCGCTGAAATCCGCGCTGTATTCGCGGGGAATGCCCATGTAAAAAGTGTTTGCCGGATTAAATCCCGTCTCGCCAACGGCGGTTTGCGGGCCGCCATATTGAAACTGCAAGACGCTCGGCGCGGCAGGGCCGCCACCGGCTTGCTGTCCGGCGCCGATCTGGCCGGGCAACGCCTCTACACCGTAGCCTGCCATCGGGCCGTATCCGGCTGCGCTCGGGGCGTACAACTGCATATCGCCCGTAGCGAAACCCATGTCGGTGTAGCCCGCGGTCTCGCCGCGTGGCATATACCGTTCAATGTTGCCCGCGCCCGGCACGCCAAACTGAAGGCCGGGGAGGTTTTCAGGCTGAAATGCCGAGGCAATTCCAAGATTGCCAAGCCCTGACGCCGCGCCACTCGCTGCGCGGGACATATACAATTGCGCAAGTTCTTGCTGCTTGATCGCTTCCTGTGCGTTCGCCGATACGGTTTGCCGAACGGTGGCTTGCAGAGGGCCGGTGCCGGGCGACGTGTACGTGCCGGGAACGGGCGGGCCACCGAGGCGCATCGCAGCTTCTGATGCAATTAATTCAGGCGATGCGTTCGGGTTGCGAATCTGAAATTCGCGTTGAAGGTCGCTGTACCGCTTGTTGTAGTCTGCCATCGCGGCGTCATAGCCCGCTTGGTCAAACGTCTTAGACGGCTCCCACGTTACGGTTTGCGAACCGTAAGGCGTGTAAACGTTGGGATTGGACATGATGGCCGATTGCTTACCGGCCTCAAGGTTCGCCTCGCCCTGCTTGATCGCAAGGGTGGCGTAGTCAGGTGCTGGCGGCGGTGCCGGTGATTTTTTGCCCATACCGAGGCTCCAAATAACGACACCGATCAGGTGTCTGCGTCATAAAAACAATGTCTCCATCGGGTGCGGCGTCCTTTATGCGCGCTTCCTCTGAAAACCCCATTTTCGTGACCAGTTTCAGCGCCCGGGTATGGTTGCTAGAAATCGGCCCTATGATCTTATCAACATTTGCGACTCTGTAGGGATAGTCGTACACCGCTGCGAGATACGCCGGGGTGATCTGATCCCACGTAATGTGGCAAACGACCGAACGACCGTTCCACATCTCATAAACCGTACCGGCGACGAGTTTGCCGTCTTTTTCAAGGCCAATAGCAACCGAGCGATCGGCGTGATAGCCACCGTCCGTGCGGGCCATGACCCAATGCCCCACATGGGGGCCGTTTACGATGCGCCAGCCCATCCGAGTTGGTATACGATGTCAGTGGATGCCCACTCCAAGGTCAGATTTTTGCTGCTGCTGTTGAAGTTAACGGCAGCGCAATATCCGATGCCTTGGAGACCTACAAAGTTGTTGCTAACGACCGTATCCGATCCCCACAACGCTTGATCCCACAATCCCACATCCCAGAGGCCGTAAGCGGTGGGCGAGAAGGACAACGGGCCAACAATGTCGGCGGTCTGAAAGTCCACGTTGACGCCGATGCTGATGGCCGGTTGACCGTTGCTGTAGATCGTCGGGCGTCCTCGGGTGAAATACTTAATGACGCCGCGAGTCTCAAAATAGTTAAACGCTTGCAGTGCGCGGGTAGCAATGGCCGAACCGTTGTCGGCGTAACTGGTTGCGCCCGTCCCTGCCGTCCATGCCTGCGCAACGACGCCATCTGTGCCGAAATACGGCGTGTCATTTAGCAGCGTCCAACAGTTTGCATACCATCCGGTGAATCGACACCATGCCTTTGTGATGTTGTTCATCACAAACTGTTGTTGCGTGCCGGTGCCTGCGGGAATGTTGACGATTAAGGCATTGTTGAGCGGGTTGTAGATCAGTCCCCACCCGAAATTGCCCTTGTACGTGCGCGTAGCAGCGGCAAATGCGCCTTGAATCTTGTCAGAGAGCGCCACTTGCGGGTCAAGGCGCGAGGATTGCAGCGCCGAGGCCATCGGAATAAGGCCGTCAAGCGTCAAAATCAGCAAATCGCCGCCGTATTTGGTCACGCAGCGCCGAGAAATCGGCGCGCCGACCTGCCAGACGCCAATCAGCGCCCATGTTGACGCGCTTGACGGGTCGGTGCCGCGATAAACAATGATTTCGCCTTGGTCGGTGATAAACACAAGGTTGTCATCAACGCCATAACCGGCGTCAATCGTCCAAGTTGCCATTGCGATGAGCTTGCCGCCCATGCGAGCGACCGACGACAAGTCAAGGGCATTTGCCGCGCCACCAACGGATGCGGTCGGCAGATACCACGCCTTTAGCGTGTCCGCTTGAATGAACCACATCCGGTTTTTAAACAACGTCGGGCAGTGCAGCGTGGTGGTGGTGACGCCGGTAATGGCCGGACTACTTGCGCCCGTGATCGCCGTCCACGTTGAGCCGTCGTACAGCTCTGGCGCATCCACGCCGTTCGCGGCGTAGAGGTAACTGCCGCCTGCGGTCGTGATATTGACGTATTCCCAGCGGCTGTTCGTGAGGCCAGACACCGCCGCAGCACCCACCGCACCCGCCGTCGTAACGTCGTAAATCGACCCTTGCGCGATGGCAAACATCTTGTCCGTCGCACCGCCGTTGTAGGTCATCAGCGTTTCAACTTGCCCACTGATGCCGGTGGCGTGCGGTTGCCATCCTCCTCGCAGACTGACGCTAGAAACGCCCGGAAACAGGTTGTCGAGCGTGACGGCATCCGTCGGAGCCATGTTTGCGAGCGCATCCCGAGCGTTCCAGCCGCCCACGGGCGCGGGCAACGACGCGACGTTGTTGCTCGTGCGCTGAATGAGCCGTCTGCGAACGGGCGAGGCCATTAGGTGCTACCCGTTCCGTACCCACTGTCCGGGATGTTGTCGTAGCCGATCAACACCGTACCCGGGCGCGGAGCAAACGACAGGTTAGCCCCTGCCGTATCTTGCGCAATCGCGGTTTCTAGCTCCATCAAGTAATCGCGGTAAAGGGCGGTGGTGTCAAAGCCCTTGGCCTCAAAGTATTTGAGCTTGGTGCCGAGCACCATGAGGCGGTCGGGATAGATGCACGTATCGCTATCAAGCGTAAAGCTGTTCTTCGGCGTGCCGTCTGCTGCTTCGGCCCATGCCGCGCTGCGGTACTCAAAGCCGAGCAGCTCGCCCGCGTTCATGCCGGGCCAAATTTGGAAATACTTGCCGAGCAACCGCCAGCGCACACGCGGGCCGGTGCTGATATAGCCCGACAGCAGCCATTCCCACTGCTGCGCCGACTCGGGGCCGAGCATTTCCGATC